GAACTTCTACCCCGAACGGGCGGATTTCACCACTACCCGCAACATCGGGCGGGAGTTCGGGGAATGGCTGACTACAGGCTACCCGTTGCTCGCACGCCGGGATCTGGGCAATGCGTTCGGGACCATGCTGCGGCCTACCAGCAAGAATTGGTTTCACATACGGACAACGAACTGGGAAGCATTGGGCACCGAAGCGCGGGCATGGCTTGAGATGGCGGAGAACCGCCAACGCCGTGCGATGTATGCTCGTACCAGTCAGTTCGCCCGGGCCACCAAGGAAGGCGACCATGACTTCGCCGCCTTCGGTCAAACCGTCATACAAACCACACTCAATTCACACGGCAATAGCCTCTTGTACCGTTGCTGGCATTTGCGGGACGTGGCCTGGATGGAAGACGAGAACGGCGCGATCGGTACCATTTACCGCAAATGGAAGCCGACGGTAGCCGACCTGATGCGCTTGTTCCCGGGCAAAGTCCATAAGAACGTATCCGACAAGATGGAAAAGCAACCCTACGACGAGATAGAGGTGTGGCACTGCATTGTTCCATCGGATGCCTACCCCAGCGATGACGGCAAGAAATACAACACGCCGTTCCTGTCGGTTTACCTGGACGTAGCCAACAAACACAAGATGGAAGAGGTAGGCGTACTCAACATGGAGTACACCATACCGCGTTGGCAGACAGTGAGCGGTTCGCAGTATGCCTATTCCCCGGCCACCGTGGTAGCCATGCCCGACGCCCGCTTGATACAGGCGATGACCGGCGTGCTACTGGAAGCCGGCGAGAAGGCGGTATCCCCGCCCATGGTCGCCGTGCAAGGGGCGCTACGCTCCGATCTCAACATCCTGGCAGGCGGCGTAACCTGGGTTGACATGGAATACGACGAACGGCTCGGTGAAGCCTTGCGGCCAATCACACAGGACAAGAGCGGCATACCGCTGGGGCTTGAGATGTCCCAGGACGTGCGCCAACAGATCGCGGAAGCCTTCTACCTGAACAAGATCGCCTTGCCCGCACCGGATGGTGACATGACGGCCTACGAGGTCGGTCAACGAGTACAGGAGTATATCCGCCAAGCCATGCCGCTATTTGAGCCCATGGAGCCGGAATACAACGGCCCGTTGTGCGAGAACACCTTTGAATTACTGATGCGTTCCGGCGTGTTCGGATCCCCGTTCGACATGCCGGAAGAACTGCACGGGGTCGATTTCCAGTTCGTGTTCGAATCCCCGCTGCACGACGCGATAGAACGCGAGAAGGGGCAACGGTTGCTCGAGGCGAATTCGATGATCTCCCAGATTATCCCATTGGACCAAACCGTTTCCTACATGTTGGACGCCAAGAAAGCCTTGCGCGATACCTTGCAGGGAACCGGCGTTCCGGCGTCCTGGCTGCGATCCGAAGCCACCGTGCAGCAATTCGCGGAAGAGGCCAAACAGCAACAGCAAACCGCTGAACTGCTCGCGCAAATGCAGGCCGGCGCCAACGTGGCGGCCACGGTATCGAAAGCCAACTCGCCCACGGGCGCGGGCACGCCCGGGCTCGGACTGGGTGCCGCGCCATGAGCAAGCAGCAACCCGACGTTTTCCTACCCGTCAAGTACGACATTGCGGACGTGGCGGCGTTGCAGGCGACCATGGCGGGTACCGCTACAGAACAACAGCAACAGCGGGCAATGACCTGGATCATATACAACGCCTGCGGCACGTACGAACTGGAATACCGCACACATGAAAGAGATCATGCCTTCGCCAGTGGACGGCGTTTCGTCGGCTTGCAACTGGTGAAAATGTTGAAATTGAATAAAGCGATTTTGAAGGACAAGAGCTAAATTTTAAACACAAAAAGGAGACAACCATGAAAGGATATTACCGTGTTCCGTTCCGACAAGTTTATTGCGAAACCCTACGAACCTGGGCCGCAGCGGTTATTTTATGCCACGTTGTCTACCGGCTCGCCCCGCCCGTTATACCCGCGTTACCGACCGCTTAATGACCACGATAGCCTGGGATGGTATGACCCTAGCGGGGGACAGGCAAGCCACATGGGGCGGTACACCGACACCTACCACTAAAGTATTCAAGGTCAAGATAGGTAAGGAGAAATACCTCGTAGGCGCGGCGGGTAACACGGGCGATTGCCAAGCGTTCGTGGATTTCGTTAAGGGCGGTTTTAAAGGTGAGCCGAAGTACCAGGAGTTTACCGGCATAGTGATAGACCAAAGCGGACGTATGCGCGTATACAGCGAGAACCCAAACCCGTGCATACTGAACCCCAAATTCTGGGCGATCGGTTCGGGCGGCGATTACGCCATGGGTGCGATGGCCTTTGGGGCGACGGCAACTGAGGCGGTACTCATCGCCACGGATCTGGATGTAAACACCGGCAAGGGAGTTGACAAGGTATCGTTTTAAACAAAAACCAGAATACCAGGATAAACCGCCTTCGGGCGGTTTTATTTTGCCTGTGGTTACAAGAAACACTTGATATTAACAAGTATCACTTGTATATGTAACTTGTACGGTTACACGTACAAGACCACGTATTGCAACCACAAAGGAGTAATTCCATGGCAGAAGAAAATACCACCGGCACGGATGAAACCGTTACCCCGGAAAATAACGCGGCAACGGTAGCGGCAACAACGACACCAGAAACAAACACAGTATTAAATGGCGCCACAACCACCGCTGACGCCGGAACAACGACCACGACGGCAGAACCGAAAACAGAACCGAAAGCCGCACCCGACGATTGGGCAACTTTGCGCGCGAAGATAGCCGGCGAAGACGAGAAGGTGCTGAAACGACTGTCGCGCTACGGCACCCTGGAAGAAGCGATCAAGGCCGGGGTAGAGGCGCAGAACAAGATCGGGTCAATCAAGGCCGCCAATAAACCAGGCAAGGACGCAACCCCCGAAGAGATGGCGGCATACCGGGAAGCGAACGGGATCCCCGAATCGCCGGACAAGTACGAAGTGAACCTGCCCAATGGCATCGTGGTCGGGGAAGCGGACAAGCCGTTCCTGGACGCCTTCCTGAAGACCGCGCATGAGGAGAATCTGACGCCCGCGCAAGTAAACAAGCTGGCCGCCACTCAACTGGAACTGAAGGAAAAAGAGGTACAGGCCCGCGCGGAGAAGGACGCGCAATCGCTCGAGGAAGCACAGAAGGCACTCAACAGCCCGGAAGTATGGGGGAGTGAAGCCAAGCTCAATATAAACATGATTACCAGCCTGCTCGATACCGCACCGAAGGGGGTCAAGGAACAACTGCTCGGCGCGCGCATGGGCGACGGTACGCCACTGGGCAACCATGTCGATACGCTCAAATGGCTGGCATCGATCGCACGCGAGCGTAACCCGCTGGCAACCGTTGTACCGGGATCCGGCAGTAACGCACAGCAAGCCCTCGAAAGCGAGATGATGAAGCTTGAAAAGATGATGTCGGATTCTGCCAGCGATTACTGGAAGGGACCGGCGGCAGAAAAGAACCAGGCCCGTTACCGCGATTTGGTAAACGCGAAAATGAACTGGGACAAGAAAAAGTAACAAAGTAAATACCGCTACAAGTAAAACTTGATATTTGAAAGTTTTACTTGTAGTATCACTGCTAATACCGCTGTAAGGCCCCGGAAAGGGAGCACGCCGATCCTCATGCGAGGGCACCCGGAAGCAAACTAGACGGATACCCCTGAAAGACAGGTAGCGAAGAAACCTTCACTAAACCTCTTTTTAGGAGTAATCCAAATGGCTGAGAGCGCTTTCCAGGTACAGTATAGAAATGAATTTATAGCTGGCTTCGAGCAACGTCAATCCCTCGTACGTCAAACAGTAACGACCGAAGCGACCATCAAAGGTAACCAAGCTACGTTCCTCGTAGCGAGTTCCGGCGGTGCCACTGCGGTTACACGCGGTTTGAACGGTATGATTCCCGCCCGTGCGGACAGCCTTACCCAAACCACCGCTACCCTGGTGGAATGGCACGATCTGGTCCGTAAGACCGATTTCAACGTGTTCGCTTCCCAAGGCGATCAACGCTCGATCATGCAACAAACCACGATGGGCGTTATCAATCGTAAGTCGGACCAGGACATCATTACCGAACTGAACACCAGCACGGTAGATACCGGTGCCGCAGCCACGGCGAGCCTGTCCCTGGTTATGTACGCATACACCATCCTCGGGAACAACCAAGTGCCGCTGGATAGCAATATCTCCGCACTCATCACCCCGGCGTTCTATGCGTACCTGATGCAAACGAAGGAATTTACCAACGTCGATTACGTGAACAACAAGCCTTTCAGCGGCCAAAACATGATGTTCCGTTGGGCGAACGTGAACTGGATCGTTCACCCGAACCTTCCGGGGTATGGAACCAGTGCCGAGAAGTGCTTCATGTACCACAAATCGGCGGTCGCGCAAGCTATCGACGTGAAGGGTATCGAGAACGTGGTTGGGTACGACGAAGAACAAGCCTACTCGTACGCCCGTTGCTCCATGCACATTGGATCGAAGACCCTGCAAGGCACCGGCATTGTGGTGATTAACCATGACGGATCGGGCTACGCGGCTCAGTAATTAGGCGGCACCCTTGACCGGGTGCCTTCCTGAACCCCATTTCAGAAAGGAGTAACAAACATGGCATACGATTCTTCTGTCCTTAACATGGTTTCCTACGGGCCCATCGCCACGGGCTCGCGCAAATGGACTCACACTTCCGCCGACACTGGCGCGACGGTTGACACGACCGGCTTTATTACCGATGGTGGGAACCGCGGTATGAAAGTGGGCGACCTGGTGGAACACACCAACACCGGCACAAACATCGTTACACTGCACCGTGTAATGGCCGTGAGTGCGACGGCCCCCGGTGCCGTTGACTTGAGTGATACCACGACCATTGCAAGTGGCACCAACAGCGATTAAAACTTGATGTTTTACAAGGAATAGTGCTACCATTGGCGGGCGTAGAGATATGCCCGCCCTTTTTATTCCAGGAGCCCGATACATGACAAGTCCAATAAACGCACAATGCGTAAAGAACAATGCCGACTATGTACGCACTATACATGTCGCAACACCCGCAGCCGGTACCAAATACGAGGATATCTTGGGTGCCGAATACTGGAAACATGTTGCGGTGTCCTTCCAACCCCATAGCCGTATCGAGGTAGTACCGGAGGATGGTACATGGTTCGCTGAACTCTTCATCGTATCCTGCGGGCGCAATTGGGCCAACGTCTTGCCCCTGCGCCACGTCGAACTGGCGGCCCCCGCCGCAGCCCCCGCCGCAGCCCCCGAAAGCGAGCCCAAGTACAAGGTAATTTGGCGGGGCGCTACACATAAGCATTGCGTAGTGCGCGTATCGGATAAGGAGGTTATCAAGACCGAATTTGCCACATCCGCCGAAGCCGCCAAGTGGTTGGAAGAATACGAAGCGACGGTCGCCTAATTGTCTACACAATTATCGCTCTATAACGACGCCCTCGGGCACATAGGGGAGCGGCAATTAGCGTCCCTATCCGAGAACGTCGAACCCCGCCGGGTTCTCGACCTCGTATGGCCGGGAGCGCGTAACTACTGCCTGGAACATGCCCATTGGAAGTTCGCGCAACGCACTTCCGCGATCAGCTATTCCCCATCCGTTACTCCCGCATTCGGTTACAACCGCGCATTCGAGAAACC